CTCCGACACAGTCCGAGCCAGTCCAAGACAGTCCGTTTAAGACCCGACCTGATCCGATTCGATGACGACTAAGACCAAGAAGTCCAAGCCGCTACGAGGGGCAGTCAAGCCGAGGCTTCACAGTCCATTTCTAAAGGGCAAAACCAGAGGCGATGAGGTTGCAGAGCTTGCTGAGAAGATTGGTCAGCCATTACTTGACTGGCAGAAGCTCATTATCAATGACATGTGTTCTGTGGACAAAGATGATCTGTTCATTCGCAAAAGTGCGCTGCTCTTAATCGCTAGGCAGTCAGGAAAGTCTCACCTTGCCAGAATGAGAGCATTGGCAGGTTTATTCTGCTTTGGTGAGAAGGACATCCTGATCATGTCCTCTAATAGGTCTATGGCAATGAAGTCTTTTAACATCATGGCAGACATCATCGAGCGCAACGACTTCCTCAGAGTTCAGCTGAAGGATGGAGACATCAAGAAGGGCATCCGTAGAACTAACGGAGATGAGCGCATCATCCTTGCCTCTGGAGCGCAATTAGAAGTGGCAGCTGCAACATCCGATGGTGCTAGAGGCAGGACATGTGACTTCCTCTGGATTGATGAACTCAGAGAGGTATCTGAACCTGCTATGGATGCTGCAAAGTCAGTGACCTTAGCTCGTAAGAACAGCCAAAGACTTTTTACTAGCAATGCCGGTGATGCGTTCTCAAAAGTGCTCAACGATCTGCACGAAGCTTGCTTAAATAAGCCACCTAAGAGCTTAGGCTTCTATGAATACAGCGCACCTGACTTCTGTGACATCTGGGATCGTAACGCTTGGGCAATGGCGAACCCTTCATTGGGTCATCTGATTACAGAGGAAGCCATCGAGGAAACAATCGGATCTTCAACGATGGAAGCTGCTCGAACCGAGCAATTGTGTCAGTGGATCTCCAGCCTTTCCTGTCCTTTCAGCACAGAGGTATTAGAGAACTCATCCGATAGCACATTAGAGATGTCGGTTGGTGCTTATACAGTATTCGGGTTCGATGTGTCGCCTTCAAGGCGTAACGGATCGCTCGTAGCAGGGCAGTTGCTTGCAGATGGTCGAATCGGTATTGGCATCCTAGAGACTTACAGCTCACAGGTTGCAATCGATGAACTAAAGATGGCAGCAAGCATCAAGTCATGGGTTGATCTTTACAAACCGCGTTTAGTGTGCTTTGACAAGTACGCCACTCAGACAATTGCGGACAGACTCGCCAATTCTGGAGTCGTGGTCGAGGATGTCTCTGGACAACAGTTCTACAAAGCCTGTGGAGATCTCTTAGAGGGAATGACTAACCTCAGAGTTGTCCACAATGGGCAGAAAGATCTCATTGAGCAGTTCACTAATACAGCTGCTAAGACTAACGATTCTGCTTGGCGTATCATTAAGAGAAAGAGTGCTGGAGACATCTCAGCCCCTATCGGCTTGGCGATGGTAGTTTCCAAGTTAATGCTTCCTGCACCTAAGCCTCAGATTTATACTTAGACACGCCCTAGCACATTGTCTAATTGCTTGACAAATGCTACACTTTCTGTCTATGGGTCTATTTCGCAAAACTGAAGCAATCTCTGAAGATAAGCGTTCATCGCTTTTAGCGCAATACGCCCCTTCTATTATGGGTGAGAATCTTAACTCACTCTATAACTACATCCTGCCTCGCGTTAATCGCAACGAGGCGATGTCTGTTCCATCTGTAGCTCGATGCCGCAATCTCATTGCTGGAGTTGTTGGAGATCTTCCACTTAACCTGTATCGCAAGTCCACAGGTGAAGAACTAGGCAATCCAGTCTGGGTTGATCAGCCAGCAATCAATCAACCGCGTTCAGTAACAATGGCGTGGACTGTTGATTCATTGATGATGTACGGAGTCGCTTACTGGCAGGTTACAGAACTGTATGCAGAAGATGGCAGACCTTCTCGCTTCCAATGGATTCCCAATGTCAAGGTTACATTTACGACAGACCTTTATGGAATGACTGTCACCCAATACTTTATCGATGCAGTTGCAGTTCCTATGTCCGGACTTGGATCAATCGTTACTTTCCAAGCTTATGACGAAGGAATCTTAGAACGCGGATCTGAAACAATCAGAGCTGCAATCGATCTTCGAAAAGCAGCAGTATTAGCAGCCAGCACACCGATGCCTTCTGGAGTGCTACGCAATAACGGAGCAGACCTAGATCCTAAAGAAGTTGCAGGACTACTTGCAGCATGGAAGAACGCTCGTAACAATCGCAGCACTGCTTACTTGACTTCTACTCTGGAGTATCAACCAACATCATTCTCACCTAAAGACATGATGTATGACGAAGCACAGCAATTCCTTGCAACAGAGATTGCTCGCCTATGCTCGATCCCTGCCTACTTAGTTAGCGCAGAAGCCAATTCATCGATGACATACGCAAATGTGTTAGATGAGCGCAAGCAGTTCTACTCTCTATCTGTTGCTCCCTATGTAAATGCAATTCAGGATCGTCTTTCAATGGATGACATCACTGCTCGCGGTAACGCGGTTAAGTTCGATGTTGATTCTTCATTCTTAAAGACTGAACCAATGGAACGCTTGCTAGTAATTGAAAAGATGTTATCTCTGGGCTTGATCACAGTTGAACAAGCAATGGAGATGGAAGATCTAACGCCTAACGGCAGCGAAGGAATCGAATAATGGAAAACCAAGTAATTCACTTTTCATCTGGACTCATTGCCAATGTTGAGGAACGCTTAATCTCAGGCAAGATCGTGCCAGCAGGAACAGGCGAAGTCGGTAACACTTCAGCAGGTAAAGTAGTATTTGAGAAGGGCGCAATTGCACTTCCAGAAGATCCAAAGACTGTCAAGCTTCTTAATCAGCATGACTCACGCCAGCCACTAGGCAAGGCAACGCAATTCACAGAGCAAGAAGATGGAATCTATGCGAGCTTCAAGGTAAGTCGCAGCAACAGAGGTTCTGAAGCTCTTATCCTTGCAGAAGAAGGCTTGCAATCAGGTCTGTCTGTAGGTGTAGAAGTAATTAAATCAAAGCAGAAGGGCAATGTGATGTTCGTGTCCGCTGCTAAATTGCTTGAAGTATCTTTGGTGACAGAGCCAGCATTTAAGTCGGCTCAGGTCATCGATGTAGCAGCAGAGGAAGTCGAAGGACATCCACTTGCACCAACCCAACCAACAGAAAGCGAGACAGCTGTGGAGAATACTCCAGAGACAGTTGCAGCACCAGCAGTAGAAGCAGCAGCGGTTGAAGCTGCTCGCCCAACTGTAGTGACAGCAACTACATTCGTGCGCGAGCGCGTAGCACCAATCACATCAGCACAATACCTAGAAGCAAACATCAAGGCAGCTCTTGGTGATGACGAGGCTCGTAGAGTAGTACGCGCAGCCGATGACTCAACATCAACAAACACAGGTCTTACACTTGCTCCACACCTAGATACATTCATCACAGACACCTTCACAGGTCGTCCAGCATTTGAAGCAGCAACCCGATCAGCTCTTTTGCCATCAGGTATGAGCTTCACTGTTCCTCGTCTTTATACCAATGCGAGCACTCCAGATGTTGCACCAACAACTGCAGACACTAACGAAGGTGCAGCACCATCTGAAACAGGGATGACCTCATCTTATGACACTATCGACATTAACAAGTTCAGTGCGCTTAACCGCGTATCGTTCGAGTTGGTGGACAGAAGCCAGCCTGCTTTCATGGAGCTTTTGATGGCTGAACTTCGTAAATCTTACGAGAAGGCTACAGATGCAGCACTTTTAGCTGCTTATGTTTCAGCAGGAACAACAGCAACAGCAACAGCAGCAACAGCAGCTGGATTGCAGTCATTCATCTCAGTAGAAGGCGCAGCAGCTTACAAGGGTACTGGCGGAGACTTTGCTAACAAGCTAGTCGCATCGACAGACGCTTGGGCAGCAATTGCAGGTTTCGCTGATACCACTGGGCGCGCATTGTATTCAGCACAGGGCGCAACACAGAACGCTTCAGGTTCAGCGGTAGCTTCATCTGTTCGCGGTAATGTTCTTGGTACTGATCTAATCGTGGATCACAACATCTCTGCATCTGGCGTAATCGACAACTCAATGTTCTTGGTTGCACCATCTTCAGTCTATGTCTGGGAATCACCACAGACACAGCTTCGCGTGAATGTTCTAACTTCAGGCGAGATCGAGATCAACCTTTACGGATACTTGGCAATTTACCTTGCTAAGTCAGGTAAGGGTGTTCGTAAGTTCAACCTAACTTAATCAACATAGGTAACTAAGTACGCTCTGAGGGGTAGTAGCCCTCTACCCCTCAGAGTCTTTAGAAAGGACAAGGAATGGCACTAACAACAGTCGCAGAACTCCGATCAACACTCGGAGTCGGTACGCTGTACCCAGATGCCACCTTGCAAGAAGTCTGTGATGCTACAGATGCAGTATTGCTTCCAATGCTCTGGACTAACACTACTTTTAACATCGCACATAGCAACACAGCAACAACAGGAACACTTTACTTTGAGGACAAGGTAGAGAAGGTCTTTTATGTAGGTCAAACTGTGAACATCACAGGCAATGGATCTAAGCACAATGGATCAAAGACTCTCACTGGAGTAGGCGATTACAACATCACTTATAACATTTCAGGTAACAACAACACTCCAGCAGTAGAGCATCCAGTTCAACCTTTTGGAACAGTATCAGCAGACACTTATGTTGATTGGGCATTAGACACAGCAGTCCAGCAAGCAGCTTTGATGGTATCTGTAGAGATCTGGCAAGCGCGTACAGCCACCCTTTCAGGCAGTAACCTTGTCGATTTCCAGCCAAGCCCTTATCGAATGAGCGCACAGCTTCTCGCTAAGGTGCGAGGATTGATCGCACACGCGCTAAGCCCTAACTCGATGGTTGGATAATGCCTCCAGTTGCCATCACCACACTTCGCACCACTTTAGCGACTGCCCTAGTCAATAACGCTAAGTGGCAGACTTTCGCATTTCCGCCTTCAACAGTCCTTGCTAACTCTGTGATTGTCTCTCCAGATGATCCTTACTTGACACCTAATAACAATGGACAGATCACTGTCAGCCCAATGGCTAACTTCCGCATTGTGATGACAGTTCCACTCTTTGACAATGAGGGAAACCTTAATGGCATTGAGGACACAGTAGTTAGCGTGTTCGCATTACTTGCAGCATCTTCTTTAGTTTATAATGTAAGCGCAGTCAGCGCACCTAGCGTTCTCAACGCGGCAAGTGGAGACTTGCTCAGCTGTGAGATGTCCGTATCAATCCTAACGAGTTGGAGTTAATTATGTCCGATTGGGAAAAAGAGAACGAAGCCTTTCTGATCAAGATCGGACAGGTTAAAGAAGCACCAACAGCAAAGCCAGTAACTAAGAAGGAAGAGGAATAACCGATGTCAGTTTATCTAGCCAATACCGGAGTTCTAACTGTTAATTCGGTTGATCTCTCAACTTTAGTCACATCTGTAACAATCAATCGCGCTTTCGATGAACTGGAAGTCACCGCACTCGGAGATTCTGGTCATCGTTTCGTAAAGGGATTGGAAGCTTCAAGCATTTCAATCGACTTCCTGAATGACGAGGCAACAGCTAAGACACTTCAGACACTTCAGGCAACTTGGGGAACAAACACAGTTGTCACATTTAAGCAGCAATCAGGCGCAACAGCTGCAACAAATCCACTTTACACAATGACATGCTTGGTAAATAACATCACACCTGTAAATGGTGCTGTTGCAGACCTATCAACTCAGAGCGTAACTTGGAATGTTTCAGGTACAATCGCAGTAACAACTTCGTAAGAAACTAAACAAAGGGGCTAAACATGGCAAAGCTAAAGATCGTTCGTAATGATGGAAGTGTGCTAGAAGGCGAGATCACCCCAGCGGTGGAGTATGCGTTCGAGCAGTATGCTAAAAAGGGTTTCCATAAAGCCTTCAGAGATGAAGAGAAGCAATCGGATGTTTATTGGCTTGCATGGGAAGTCACACGCAGATCAGGTGAAACTGTTAAGCCTTATGGGATGGAGTTCATTGAAACGCTGAAAAGCGTGGAAGTGTTGGACTCTGACCCTTTAGCTTAAAGCGCGATCTTCCATTCACCTACCTAATTGCTAGGCTAAGCATTAGGTTGGGAATCGCGCCACAGCAATTGTTAGATCTTGATAAGACCATGCTCGATGCATTAGTGCAAGGGCTAAAGGATGAAGCGAAAGAGGTGAGCGATGCCAACACAGGTAACAGGCGCGGTAGAGCTTAGAAAAGCCCTCAAAAAGTTCACTCCAGATCTTGCTAAAGAAACACAAAAAGAATTAGGCACAATCCTAAAGCCGATTACAAACAAGGCTAGAGGATTTATACCTTCAACATCACCGCTTAGCGGATGGGCTAATCAAGGCACAGGTGCGTGGGAACGCATTGAGTGGTCATCTGGAGAAGCAAAGCGTGGCATTGGATACAAAGCAACACCATCCAAGCCTAATCGTTCTGGCTTTCGTTCCCTTGCTCGCATTGTTAATGCATCACCTTCAGGCTCTATCTATGAAACTGCTGGTCGCTTAAATCCACAAGGCAGACCACAAGCACCAATGTCACCGGTGGTTGCTCCGCGACATCCTAACTTTGGCAAGATGACTCGTTCTGGCAACAAGAATCAGTCTATGAGTAACAACCCTCATGCTGGTCAGCAGTTTATTGAAGCTTTAGATCGAACAGGCACAATCGTTAATGCTTTCAAGCGAGCAGAAGGTGCATCAGGTCGCGCCACTCGTAAGATGAAGGGTCGCGCAATCTTTCGTGCATGGGCAGAAGATGGCGGAAAGACTAACGCGGCTGTTATTAAGGCAATCGAAGATTCAAAAGTTAAGTTCGAAAACTACACACTGAAGGCGGCTAAGTAATGGCAGCAGATGTAAGAATTGACATAGCCGCCCAGTTCGTAGGTAAGAAGGCATTTAAGGAAGCTGAGACTTCCACAGACAGATTGACCAAGAATGTCAAGGGTCTTGCTAAAGGCTTGCTTGCTGTTTATAGCGCACAAAAGGTTCTGTCTTATGCAAAGGCTTCTGTTAAGGCTTTCGCAGAAGATGACAAAGCAGCTAAAGCATTAGGCACTACTCTAAAGAATCTGGGTCTTGCTTACGGATCTAACATTGGCACAGTCAATGGCTTTATTTCTCGCCTTGAAATGCAGACAGGTGTGCTCGATGACGAGCTACGCCCTGCAATGGATCGCTTGCTTCGCGCTACAGGCGATGTTACTAAGTCTCAGGAATTGCTTGGGCTTGCGCTTGACATCGCGGCAGGAACTGGCAAGTCAGTCACCCAAGTTTCACAAAGCTTGCAAAAGGCATACTTAGGACAGACTCAGGCACTGGGTCGCTTAGGCGTAGGACTTACAAGGGCAGAACTTTCGACATCAACTTTTGAGCAGATCCAAGAACGCCTGTCGGTTCTTTTCGCAGGTCAGGCAAGCGCAGCAGCCGATACCTATGCAGGTTCACTTGCTAAATTAACTGTTGCAAGTAACAACGCTAAAGAGACTATTGGTCAGGGTCTTGTTGATGCCTTAATGACAATCACTAACTCTAATACGACAGATGAGTTCATTGCCAAGATCGATAAGGCAGCACAGTCAATTGCTAACTTCGTTCGTGAAACAGGCGAGTTCATCAAGATCACTAAGTCAATTTTTGACTTTAAGAATCTTTCATTCTTTGCACCTTCTGGCGGATTGTTCGGTGATGGCAAGGGATTCGGCAACATCTCAATGACTGTATCCTCACAGGATACTCAGCGAGCAGATGCTATTGCTCGAAAGAACGCTACAGCGATCACAAAGCTAACAAAAGAGCAAGCAGCAGCACAGGCTAAGATCCTCAAAGATAAGCGGCTTGGCGCGGCTATTGACAAGGCTAACCTTGCTCTCAACAAGGGTAACGAACTCTTTGACATGGACAAGATCCAGATTGCAGCAGCTCTTACTAATCAGGCTGAGCAACTAGGCAAAGCAACCAATGCTGCACAGGTCTTGCAGATTGCCAATGACACCGCTCGCCTTAATGTCAAGAAGTCAATCCTTGCCCTAGAAGATGCTATTGCCGCTAAGGATGAAGCAGCCATTATTGCTGCAACGGCTAAACTCAATGCAGATCTCAAAGTTCTTGGCACACTTGGTATGCAGAATGTCAAGCTTCAGGACATTAAATCAATCCTTGAAAGCCTAAAGCCTAAAGATCTTATTAACATTGCTAATCTTGAAAACGCCCTTCGCCTTCTTCGTGAAATCAATCTTGCTTCGACTGGATCAACTAAGATTCCAACTAGCGCATCTTTAGGCTCTGGTATCCCAGCAGGGGATTACATCGCGCCTATTTCCACAGTCGGTGGCTCAATCGAAGCGATCCTAGAATACGCGGATGCAGCAGCAGCTCGCGCTAATGCCTTTGCAGACTTGCTAGACATGGAAAACGCATCTGCTTCAAGCCAGATGGCTTCTACACTTGATCTGGAAAGCATTGCTCGGTCATCTTTATTACAAGGTCTAGCAGGTGGTGCAGGTGTTTCAGGTGCAGTAAGCGGTTCACGCTATGCGGCACAAGCGGCTAACGCCTATAACATCACCATTCAGACAGGCATCGGAGATCCTAACGCTATCGCAGAAGCAATTGACAATGTTCTTCGTGAAGCCCAACAAAGAGGAACGCTTACCGCACTATGACATGGCTTCCGCAATGGCGAGTGACAGTAGGTGATGATGTCTATACGACTGTCACCTCTGTTTCCTTTGCATCTGGTCGTTTAGACATTGATCGACAAGCCACAGCAGGTTACTGTCGAGTAGAAATCATCAACACAGATAACACCCCTTTCACCATCAATGTCACAGAACCAGTCACCTTAGAGCTTAAAAACTCATCTGGCACTTATGTGACAGTCTTTGGTGGAGAAGTATCAGATTTCAACATTGGTGTCAGAAGCCCTGAAGAATCAGGCTATGTAACAACAGGCACAATTCTAGGCATTGGCTCACTTGCTAAACTTACTAAGGCTGTTTATAACACAGCACTTGCAGAAGGTTTAGATGGCACACAGATTTCAGAAATCTTAGGACAAGCTCTTAACCTTACATGGGCAGAAGTAACACCAACTGTTACTTGGGCAACCTATCCAGCAGATGTAACATGGGCTAATGCAGAGTCTTACATCGGAGAAGTTGATTCTGGCTTCTATACCATGATCTCTCTTGCAGCTAATGCCTCAGCCAAGTCACAGACTTTAGTTGATCAGATTGCTAACAGCGCACTTGGTCAAATCTTTGAGGAAAAAGATGGGAATGTGTCCTATGCAGATGCGGATCACAGATCTAACTATCTCGCAACAAATGGCTTCACTAGCCTTGATGGCGCGTATGCAACACCAAGTTCTATCACCTCAACAACTCAAATTGCTCGCATCCGTAACAGCCTTATCTACCGATACGGCACAGGATACGGATCAACCTACAGCACCTCTGACAGCGACTCTGTAGCCTCTTACGGACTCTTTGAGCGTTCATTTGACTCTAACATCAAGAACCTTTCAGACATTGATGACATCGCAGCTAGAGAACTTAACCTCAGAAGCACTCCTAAAGGATCTCTTGGGGCAATTACTTTTCGCCTAGATAACCCCGACATTGGCAATACGATGCTTGACAGCCTTATCGGGGTGTTCTTTGGTCAGCCTGTTGTTATCAATAATCTGCCTAGCAATCTGCTCAATGGCACTTTTGATGGTTTTGTGGAAAACATAGCCCTTCGAGCAACACCTAGTTTTGTTGAAATAACCCTATACATCTCAGCCACAGAGTTCTCATTATCAACGACTCAATGGGATACAGTAATTCCTAGTTCATTAATTTGGACAGGCGTAAATGGTACACTTACTTGGACAAACGCGACTGGAGCACTAACCTAATGGCAACTACTACACCCAATTTCGGCTGGAGCGTTCCCACATCCAGCGACTTAGTAAAGAATGGCGCAGTAGCCATCGAGACACTAGGCGATGCAATCGATGCTTCTTTGGTTGATCTCAAAGGTGGCACGACAGGTCAGGTCTTATCAAAGACTAGCAATACGGACATGGATTTCACTTGGTCTGATGCAACGGCAGGTGACATCACAGGAGTAACTGCTGGAACTGGTTTAACAGGTGGCGGCACAAGCGGATCAGTAACTTTGTCCTTTGACTATGCAGTCGGAAACCAAGCAATTGAAAACGCTCAAACTGGCACGACTTACACATTAGTAGCAACCGATGCTGGCAAGATGGTGACATTGACTAATGCTTCAGCAATCACTCTCACTATTCCAACTAACGCATCTGTTGCATTTCCTGTAAATACTCGCATTGATCTTCTTCAATACGGAGCAGGACAAGTAACAATCGGTGGCGCAGGAGTCACGCTTAATTCAAGCGGATCGAAGAAAAAACTTACAGGACAATACTCTGGAGCTTCATTATGGAAAAAAGCAACAGACACTTGGGTCTTGATTGGTGACATTGTTGCATGAGTCCATTAAAGGGTGTTGGATTCAATACATTTTTTGTTGCGCCTGTTGCCCCATCTGCTATTGAAGTTGTTGTCGTAGCAGGTGGCGGTGGCGCAGCTAACGCAGGAGCAGGTGCTGGCGGTCTTTGTTATCAAGCATCCCGCAGCGTAAGCACAGGTGTTTCTTACACAGTTACTATCGGTGCTGGAGGTAGCTCTGTAAATGTAAATCAAAACGGAGCGACTAATGGCGGCAACTCAGTTTTTGACACCATTACAGCTGTTGGCGGTGGTGCTTCCAGAGATGGCGGCACTAACGGCAATGACGGAGGATCAGGAGCAGGTGCTTTTGGTTCAACAAGTCCGGGGTCAGGCACACAGGGTAGTTCTGGAGGGGCAACTGGATACGGAAACGCTGGAGGTGGCTCAGCTCCTAACATCGGTGGTGGTGGTGGTGGTGCTGGCGCAGCAGGTGGAACTGGTGGTAGTCCGGGTGGCGCAGGTAGACAGTATTGGGATGAAAACGGATCTTCAACCTTTTATGCAGGCGGTGGCGGTGGATGGAATTACGGCACATCAACAGGCACAGCAGGTGGATCAGGTGGTGGTGGAGCAGGAGCATCTACAGGTGGCGCAGGAGCGGCTAATACTGGCGGCGGCTGTGGTGCTCATGTTACTGCTTCAGGCGGTGGCGGTAGTGGAATTGTAATTCTTCGCTATCCCGACACTTCTGCCGCGGCAGCTTCAACTACAGGTTCTCCTACAATTAACACAGCTGGCGGCTATCGCTATTACAAGTTCACAGGAAGCGGGAGCATAACTTTCTAATGGCACACTTTGCACAAATAAATGAACAAAACATTGTGGAGCAAGTATTAGTAGTCTCTAACGATTTAGAACATCGCGGAGCAGAGTTCCTTGCTGTAGATCTTAATCTTGGTGGTACTTGGATTCAAACTTCTTACAATGCTAACTTTCGCAAAAACTTTGCTGGAATTGGTTACGCATACGATCCAGATCTAGATGCTTTTATACCGCCTAAATGTCATGACGAAGCATTATTAAATGAAACAACTTGCCAATGGGAGTGTGCTAATGACCAGCATAAAGCCCCGCTTATCTAAAGCAGCCATTCAATTAAGGGAGCAGTTCGATGATTCGTTCCCAGATCGTGACCGCACATCGGATGGTTGGATCGGTGATACCCGACACGCTGCTCGCAAGTCAGATCATAATCCAGATGATCAGGGCTGGGTTCGTGCCATTGATGTGGACAAAGATCTGCACAAAGGCGGAAAGCCAGATGTCATGGGAGATCTTGCTGATCAGCTTCGTGCCTTATCCAAGTCAAAAGCAGACAAGCGTATTAGTTACATCATTTTCGATGGAAGAATCTGCTCCAGCATCCTTAATTGGAAGTGGCGCAAATACACAGGGGCTAACAAACACACTAAGCACATGCATGTTAGCTTTAAGAAAGAAGCTGACAATGATGGTGCTTTTTTTCAAGTACCTATGTTAGGAGCATCTAATGGATAATCTATCAATCATCATCGCTGGAGCTTGTGGAGTTATTGCTATCCCTGTTCTACGCCAAGCGATCAAGTCATACCGCGCCAAGAAGTCTGTTGCAGACATCGTGGTTGATTCGATTGAAGCTGCTATTGATCAGGTTGAGAAGAAGTGACACAGTCGGACTTCTTCACCTTCTACATTGCTAGTCTAGGTGTGTTCGGTGGTCTAGCAGGTTATGTCATTACGCATCTGCTCAATGAGATCAAAAGACTCAACACGCGAGTGGATGAGATCTATAACATCTTGCTTGACAGGTAGCATTGTGCTATGGCAAGAAAACCTACTAAGGCATTAGAGGAACAAGGCTATTCCAAGCTCGATGCTTACTGCATTGGATTGCATGAGTATTGGAAGTCGTTACGCAAGGCTGGATTTACTGAAGGCATTGCCTTATTTATGATTACAGATGTTCCCTCTTACCCTCGCTGGATCTTGCCAGACCCAATCGAACCAGAAAAGCTGGGCGATTACGAGGACGATGAGGATGACGATTAAGCGAATTGTCGTAGTTTCGGACTTACAAGTTCCATACCATGACAGGGTTGCAACTCGTAACCTTGCTTCATTCATAAAGAAGTTTAAGCCAGATCAGGTTGTCACCATTGGTGATGAGATTGACCTTCCACAGATAAGCAAGTGGGAAGAGGGGCGCATGGGCAGTTATGCCCAGACCCTAGATGATGACCGCAATGAGGCTGTTCAGCTGCTCTGGGATCTAGGCGTTACAGATTGCATCCGTAGCAATCACACAGATCGCCTGTATAACATCATCATGGCTAAAGTTCCTGCCTTTGGTGCATTGCCAGAGTTACGCTTTGAGAAGTTCATGAAGTTCGATGAACTAGGTATCACCTTCCATAAGAACCCAATGCCTATTGCGCCTAACTGGATTGCAGTGCATGGAGATCACACACCAATCAAGCCACAAGGGGGCTTATCAGCCCTAGAGGCGGCTCGTAGGCATGGAAAGAATGTCATCTCAGGACATACTCACAGAGCAGGGCGTTCAGCCTTCTCAGAGGCTTCTGGAGGGCGTATAGGGCGTGTCCTGCATGGTGTCGAGGTAGGTAATCTCATGGACTTTAAGCAAGCTGCTTACACTAAAGGCGTAGCGAATTGGCAGCAAGCCTTTGCCATTATCTATGTGAACAAGAACAAGGTTCAGGTGGATCTTATTAACATCGAGAAGGATGGAACATTCATCGTGGCTGGAAAGTCGTACGGACGAGCCAGATAATCGTTATCATTTCGTTATCAGAATGTCCTTGATTCGTCTGACACTTATGTCACACTAATTCTGTGAGGGAAACTCCCAAACAGTTAGGGCTAAGAATGGCGAACACAGACAAGCTGCTTCTGATCTGCATCTTTGGCATGATTATAGGCTTCATTATAGTTATCATAGATGTGCAAAAGACAGCTTATAAAAAGGGCGTACGCGATGGCTATCATCGAGGTCGCAGTTACAAGGGGCAGGAATGAGAGCCAATGAGATCCTCTTATCCGCCACAGACACTATCCGCGAGCGTGGTTTATCGTATGGTCACCCTTCAGATAACCTGCAACACACCGCAATGCTGCTCAGTGCATACCTACAGACACCGATCCATGACTATCAAGTCGCAGGGATCATGGTACTTGTCAAGCTTGCAAGGACTAATCAATCAGCCCAGCACATCGACAACTGGGTCGATCTATGCAGCTATGGCGCACTCGCTGGACAACTAGCCACAGAGGAGAACGAGCTTTATGTTTAACCTAGCCGATTACGAGACAGTAGAGGTGAGACTTGAAAAGTTTATTAAGGACTATGCAGATTTCCGCATTTCAACAGAGTTGGAAGTGGTCGAGAAGGATCGATACATTGTTAAGGCTTATCTTTACAAAAGTTCTGCCGATAGTGTTGCATGGGCGACAGGGTACGCTGAGGAGAAGATTACTGACCGAGGCGTTAATGCGACTTCAGCTCTGGAGAATTGCGAGACTTCGGCAATCGGCAGAGCACTTGCAAATGCAGGTTATGCTTCTAAAGGAAAAAGACCAAGCCGCGAAGAAATGAGCAAGGTCGTAGCTTCTAAGCCAGTCAAGCCACCGGTGGCAGAAGTTAAGGCAGAGGATCAGGATTACTGGACAACTCCAGTAGGTCAATACAATAAAGTAGTGGATGCACCTGTGACTTTAGAGAAGGCTATGGAGAACATTGCAGCTGTTATGGGTACAGGCGAAGCACAAGAAGCACCATCATGCAAGCATGGACACATGGCTTGGCGCGAAGGCACAAAGAATAACAAGGCTTGGGGTGGTTACTTCTGCTCTGTAGTCAATCATCAAGGGGGCGAGCCTAAATGCCCTACAGTCTGGTATTCACTTTCATCCAGTGGCAAGTTCGAGCCACAGAAGGCTTGGGCTTAACATGGGTTATGTAGAGATCTATAACATTGACAAAGATGGTGAGTGGACGAACTTAGAGGATGTTCCAATGATCACCACTATTAACTGTCAGCTGTGCAACGAGCCTACTCTGGCTCATGACATTATCATTCCAGCAATTATTGCAGATGGAGTGCTAACGGCAGGAACATGGCAATGCAAGAAGTGCCATGCGGTAAATGGCTAGTCAATCAAGAAAACATAGAGGCTTCCGCACAGAGCGCGTAGTCGCACAGTACCTATCGACTGTGTGGAGTGGTGCAACTGTCGGAAGGGGTAGCGGTAAGGACATTGTCAATGTTCCGTTCGATGTTGAAGTCAAAGCCCGCGCTGGATTTCAACCATTGGCTTACATTAGGCAATTGAAAGCTCGCACAGCTCTTTCGGGGGAATTGGGCTTTGGAGTAATTAGACTCAACGGACAAGGTGAAGATGCGCGTGAGTATGCCGCCATCATCCGTCTAGAGGATCTCTTACCGCTACTCCAATTAAAGTATGGTCACATTACTAGCGAACCCACAGAGGCAGACATTGACCGCTGCACAGGCTGTGGGTCTTACATGATACAGAGGTGTTTAACATGCCAGCCTATGACTACCGATGCAACCAGTGCAATCTCAGTTCGGAGATCACTCATGGATGGCACGATAGACCAGTGATCCCATGCACCTATTGCAATGAGCCTATGGTCAAGGTTATAGCAGCTGCACCTGCACACTTTAAGGGCAAGGGCTTCTACAGTACGGATAAATAGTTATCCACAGAAGTTATCCACAGGGTAACAGTAGGGAGACATTATGAAACGACACACCGCTTTGACCAGCACTTATGTTAATGGATTTGACACCGATGGTACGCTAACTCAGCAGAGCCTCTCAAAGGCTCACCGCGAGCCGCCTAAGCGGATCGCTCGCGGGGTGCTTGTAGCTATTGGGATAGCTCTTTGCTTCATGCCTGAAGCAGGTGGCTCTAAACCAATGCAATTCGTAAGCTATAAACAATTCGCTTATCATCAATTAGGTTATGACTTAGAGCAATACAAGTGCTTAGCAAAGCTTTATGGTAAAGAGAGTGCTTGGAATCCTAAAGCTCGTAATGGATCACATTATGGAATACCACAAGGACGATCTATCTATCTGTCTAAAGTAGATGGTTATAAGCAAGTGCAATGGGGCTTAGATTACATAGCGCACCGCTATGATGCGGATACTTGTAAAGCACTACAGCATTGGAAGGATAAGGGATGGCATTAGACTTAGAAGCTACTGTTCAATGCAGTAGGTGTGAGACTGAGACACCTGAGTCTGAGCTGCATGAAGTTCATGCTTGGTGGTTATGTGGCAACTGTTATGATGAGATCTAATGGCATTGAATCAAAGAAGGGTTAATGACCCTAGAGATAGCAGAAGATGGAGAGCCTTTCGGCTCACGATCTTGGCTAGGGATAACTACATTTGTAGGTATTGCTCGAAAGATGCAACGACTGTGGATCATGTGCTGAGTATTAAGGATGCACCTGACCAAGCTTTCAATCCTGAGAATTGTGTGAGTGCTTGCCAGCCATGCAATAGCGCGAAGGGTTCACGCTCAATGGGGGTT